CCAAATATGGTATGCAGATAGCGTTCCATCTAAATATTGGCAAGAAGTAAAAAACGAACTTAACCAACTTTAACACCAACAAAGTTTAACAATGCAAGCACACATAGTAAACTACCATAAAGCGTTAGGATTAGACTTAGGCACTTGGATAGCTTGCGAGGTGTGTAACGCTACATCAGTTGACATACACCACATAATACCCCGTTCAAAGTTTGGCAGCAAAAGAAAGGCAGAACAAGACCACGCCAACAACCTGGTTGCACTTTGCCGGGTATGTCATAACTTAGCGCACAGCGGAACTATAAGTAAAGAAAAGTTATTTGAAATTACCAAAAATAGAAAATAATATGTATCTTAGCATAGATAACACGAGGGCAGTCGTGAAGTTAACAAGAAATTTATCCCATTAGGGGGAAGTCCTGCCCGACTGAACCCTGTGGGATTTTTTGTATAAAAATGGAAAAAGAAATTTGGAAACCAATTGTTGGATACTCAAGTTATGAAGTTAGCAACATGGGTAATGTTAGAAGTGTAGGCAGATATATGAGAAGTAGGTGGGGTATCTCATATCTAAAACCTAAATATCTAAAAGGGTGGACAGATAAATTAGGTTATGTTAGGCATACATTTGAGGATAGGAAATTACAATTAACACATAGGCTTGTAGCAAAGGCATTTATTCCTAATCCAGATAATAAACCAATGATTAATCACATTGACAACAACCCAAGCAATAACAGAGTAGAAAACCTTCAATGGTGTACAAACGCAGAAAACTTACAACACGCAGCAAAACAAGGGCGAATGGCTAATAACTCAAGTAAAAAAGTTATAGATGTTACTACGGGTAAAATTTATGACAGTATAAAAAGTGCCGCAAATAGCATAGGTGTTATTCCAAATACTTTGCAATACAGAATTATGAGAAACAGCAAAAAGAATACATTTAGATATGTATAATGTAATTACCAAAAAACAACTGCAAATTATTGTAAGTAAACGATGAAGTTAGGAGTAGTATACAACATATTTGACGGACTTGAAAACCTAAAAGAAAGCATTGCTGGTATTCAACCATTCGCAAATCAAATAGAATTAGTCTATGGTAAATACGAAGACCACAAAGGCGAAATGGAAAAAAGGCAACAAGGTATTGATAGGCTTATTGGTTGCACCCATGTACTGCTAATGGATTGCGATGAGGTTTACAAACCTGAAGAGGTAGATAGGGCTATTTATTTTATCAACCGAAATAACCTACAAGCCACCGCTTGCCAAATGCAAACCTACTACAAGTATAAAACGGTAAAGTTTGCCACACCCGAAACATACTACATACCATTTATTCAAACAATCGGCAACCTAAAACTAAATGCCTGGGATATAAGAGTTGACCCCACACGGGCAATCCCAGCAAAAAACATTCACATCTTCAAAAGAGAAGAGATTGAAGCCCACCATTACAGTCATGTCAGGGATAGTGTAGAAAGCTACCGTGAAAAGCTGATTCATAGCAACGCAAACCGAAATTATAAAGACAGAATTGAAGATATATTAAAAGATTGGGCTAACTTTGAGCCTGAAACACACGACTTTACCAAGCCCGTTCACATACCAGGCAAAGGAATTAGAAAAGAAATGTTAACTTTGGTATAATGAAAATAACAGAATTAAAGCCCAACCCAAACAACCCACGTCTAATAAAAGACGATAAGTTTAAAAAGCTATGCGATAGCATACAGGCATTTCCAAAAATGATGGAACTGCGCCCAATTATTATTGATGATGGAAATATAATCTTAGGCGGTAATATGCGTTTTAACGCACTTAAACACTTAGGCTATAAAGAACTACCTGCGGAGTGGGTAAAGCAAGCTAACGAGCTAACAGAGGAGCAGAAACAAGAGTTTATAGTTAAAGACAACGTAGGTTTTGGTGAGTGGGATTGGGATATACTTGCAAACGAGTGGGATACTGAAAAGTTAGAAGAATGGGGATTGGAGTTGCCTGTATCAGGCGATGCTTTTGGAACTGATTTTAGTTTGCCAGATGGAGATAAAGCCCCGTTTCAACAAATGACTTTTACGTTAGCAGATGAACAGGCAATACAAATTGAAAATGCTTTAGCGGACATTAAGCAAACGGACGAGTACAAGTATGCTGAAACAATGGGAAATGAAAACAGCAACGGCAATGCGCTATACTTAATAATTACGCAATGGGTAGGGCAAAGGAAATAATAGTAAAAGTTATACCAAGCAAGATAGCTAATGAGTTTGTAAAAAAACACCATTATAGCGGCAAGGTTGTAAACAACAGCAGTTTACACTTTGGTTGTTTTTTGGATAATATGCTCCACGGGGTAATGAGTTATGGCAGCCCAACAAGCAAAGAAAGGGTTTTAGGTTTAGTGCAACCAAGCCTATGGAATGAAATGTTAGAATTAAACAGAATGGCTTTTGATGAGTATTTACCAAAGTATAGCGAAAGCCGTTGTATTGCAATAAGTATTAAGCTAATCAAAAAAAACGCCCCGCATATAAAGTGGATTTTAAGTTTTAGCGATGGTACGCAATGCGGTGACGGAACAATATATAGGGCAAGCGGTTTTTATTTAACTGCAATAAAAGAAAATAAAGGAATAGTTAAAGACCCTAAAACAGGAGAGTGTTTTCACAAGGGGTTAAGTATAGCCCACAACCCAAACAAAAAAGACTATTATAAATCTTTAGAAACATTAAAGGGTTCGCAACTACGCTACATATACCTTATAGACAAAACCTGCAAAATAACAGTACCCGTTTTGCCATTTAGCAAAATAGACGAATTAAACGCTGGTATGTACAAGGGAAAAAAAATAAGCCTCGCAGAACGCAAGGCTTTGAGCGTTGAGGTGGTTACAAACCCCGCCTCCAATCTGGAAGATTAGCGTACTATTTTATACGACCAACGCAAGGCAAATATATAAAAATTATGGCAAAAGAAAAAACACAAAATCTTACACTTAAAAAGGCTGCTATGCTTGAAGCATTAGAAAAGTCTTTAGGTGTGGTTACAACAGCCGCTAAGTCTATTGGTATAACAAGGGAGAGCCATTATGAATGGATGCGTACCGATGAGAATTACAAAGCTAAGGTTGAAGCCTTATCCGATGTTGCCTTAGACTTTGCCGAGAGCCAGCTACATAAGCAGATACAAAATGGAGAGGTGAGTTCAACAATATTCTATTTAAAGACTAAAGGTAAAAAACGTGGGTATATAGAAAGTCAACGTATTGCTTTTGAGGACAACGATGGGAATGTTGATAACACCCTAAAAATTAATATAGTAAGACCAAATGCAGGTTAATGCAACTATACTATTTGAACAAACTGAAGCAGCCAACACCCGACTTATAGTACATCAGGGCGGGGCAAGGTCAAGCAAAACCTATTCTATCATTCAGTACATATTATATAAAGCAATCAACACCAAAGGTTTAAAGATAACCATTGCAAGGTCGGCTTTAACTAATCTAAAAGATACGGCATACAAAGACTTTATAGACGTTATCAGTCAGGCGGGGATAGCCAACCGCTTTAACGTACACCTTAGTAGCTTAACGTACACCCTAAAGGATAGCGGAAGCGAAATACAATTCATTGGCTTAGATGACCCGCTAAAGTTACACGGGCGTAAACAGGATATATTTTGGTTTAATGAAGCCAACTATTGTACTTATGAAGATTTTAAGCAAGTAACAAGCCGTACCGCCGGGCAAATACTTATGGACTTTAACCCGTCTGACCTTTACCATTGGATATACGATAAGATACTAACTCGTGAGGATTGCACCCTGATTAAGTCTACCTATTTAGACAATCCATTTTTACCTAAAGAAATAGTTGCCGAAATTGAAGCAGCCCGTGAAGCCGACCCTGATTGGTTTAAGGTTTACGGAATGGGAGAGCGTGCCAGTAGCAAGGACTTAATATACCCACGTTACGAATATTACCACGAAGAGCCTGATGGTTGCAGGGTAATGTATGGCTTAGACTTTGGTTATAACCACCCTACGGCACTTGTTAAGTGTTCTTACCGTGATGGTGAGATATACGCCCGTGAGTTGCTTTACCAATCGCACTTAACAACACCTGAACTGATAAACGCATTAGCAGCCGTAGTTGATAAGCGTTCCGAAATATATGCCGATGGTGCAAGACCAGAAATAATAGCCGACATTCGCAAAGCCGGGTACAACATTAGGGCGGCAACCAAAGAAGTAAAGCACGGGATTGACAAATTAAAAAGCCAAAAGCTATTTGTTAATGGTGAGAACTTGGTTAAAGAGATACAGAACTACAAATGGAAAAGACATAACGCTACTGATACCGTATTAGAAGAGCCTGTAAAGGCTAAAGATGATGCGATGGATGCTATGCGCTACGGTTGCTACCATTTAGTCAGCAAACCGCTAACAAGGCAAAGAGTACAATTAGTTTCAAGTAGATAAATAAAAACAATGGCAGCACGAATAATAATAACCAAGAACGGGGACAAATACCAAATAACCTATAAGTCAGGTAGTGGTATGGATATGCAAAC